TGGGTAAATCCGAAATCCTGATCATATACATGCTAAATGCAGGTAGAAAGCTATATGAACCACTTGAAGAATAGGGTTATCAAGTCCCCGTTCATCAAATACAAGAAAACCACCCTTCATGAAAAAGTATTGATAATTATAATAACCGAGGTATATAGGTGGTAATTTTGACAATGTATCGTAGTTCTGTGTATATTGACTACGAACTCGGATCCCAAAAGGATCTTTTGCGTGTTTCTCACATGCTCAAGAACGATCAAGATTTTGAATCAAAGCGACGTTCTTTTAGAAGTGGGAAGATGCATAAAAACAAAAATATGTGGAAAGAGTCCCTTCGAGCTTTCCACGAAAATCAGATGGAGACTATATATGAACAACATTTCGAACCCCACTTTGGGTTGGAAGCTGTTTCATCAGCTTCTTTCGCGATCGATGCTCTGGCGCGATTCGCCAATGTTGATATTCCAGATCGAATTATACGAGAAGTAGAAGGTGTTATGTTGCTCGTTATAAATTTGACCCAACAAAAGTCTGCACTAGGTGTGATAACATCAGTCTTGACGTGGGCACAAGGAAGAACTTCCAAATCCTTGTTTGCTACCGTCAAGACGTTTGTTGAGGAGTTGCTCGTAACGCCCCAATCTGATTCCACACCGGAATGGTTGGACTGTTTGCGTGATATGCAACAAAATTGGCAATTGTGTAAGGGAAATAGAGCCTTTCGTCAAGTTTCAAAATTGCTTGGTTGCATGGTTATGCTTGGATTGTGTGATGTCTCTGACGTCACCTTCAGTGTTGGTGCGTACAAGCTTTTTGCTCCAAAACTTTGTGATGAATATACGACCGTAACAGATATAGCAGAAGCTATCTTTGAAACGGTGGTCTTCTTTACAGAGGGTGCATATTTATGTTTTCAGAATGGCTCCATTAAACCTTTTCTCATAAATGATCGCACAGCCATGGAATTGGACGCAGAGTATGCAACCATAACTTCATGGTATGAGCTCGTTCGTAACGGTAATTTGAATAAATTCGAAAAAGTTTCAG